TTAATTAAAAACTATGGGACTATCGATAATGGAATATGATATTGATCCAACGTGGATAAAATTTGATCGCGGTGATAGTGACCCACACGAATATTGGAACGGATGCGAAGAGGAGCAACCTTATGTTGAAAACTACTGTATTAACAGTCCCGCTACTTGCGATGGGAATTGCAACGGCAGCTGTTGCTAACGATAATGTCACAAACGTAAAAGTTTTTGATCATAATAAGATTGTCTACGAATCTGTTCCAGTGACTATTAATGATTGTCAGGACGTCAAAGTCCCTATCTATCAGGATGTTCAGGTTCAAGGTGATGCAGCTGGCGGGGCTTTAGCTGGTATGATTATTGGCGGCTTACTTGGTAAAGGTGTGTCAGGTAACGACGATGGTGCTGCAGCTGGTGCGGTCATCGGCGGATTAATTGGTGCCGATAAAGGCTCTAAACCTAAAACTGAACGGCGCATTATTGGATACGAATGGGTAGAAAAATGTGCTAGGAAAACCACAACAGATTACGTGGAAAAAGAAGTGTATAGTCATTCGACAATTCGCTTCTATATAAATGGAAAACGTTACGTAGTAGAATTCATCAAATAGGAGTATAATATGGGTTTTGTTATTATTTTATTATTGTTTATGCACGATAACCAAGAATTCTTAGAAATGGAGAAAGCTAAACGAGCTGAAGGTTATAAGTGGCAACAAATCGAGGATGGGTGTCGTGAACCATATCCTGGTTTCGTTGAAGGTAAAGATTATATCTCACAGGGAAAAACTGATACACATCCAGGATATGTTTGCCATCAGTTAACTAAATAATGGCTTGGTTATTAGTCTTTATAACATATTGGGATGGTCAGATTATGACAGTTGGTAACGGCGTGTTCGAAACCCATATTGAATGCTTCGCAGAGCGTGAGAAGCTAAGTGGTGAAGTCGGTGGTCAGCATGGATACTTTCCTCCGAATATGCAAGCGGTTTGTATGAGAATAGAATTGAAAAAAGAATCCACATAGATTAATGGTCACGTAGCTCAACTGGATAGAGCAGCTGACTTCTAATCAGCAGGTTGAGGGTTCGAGTCCTTCCGTGATCGCCAATGGTAATAAAATGAATAAGTTCGAATTATACGGATTACAAAGAACAGGTACAACCTGGGTAAAAAACTTCCTGGAATTAAACTTCGAATGTCAAGAAGCAAATACTTCCTGGAAGCACTCTATCCAACCACCAGTTCTTCAACATCCTACTTGTGTTATATTTAAATCCCCTTACACTTGGGTAGAGTCTATTCTATTCCGTGAACCCGCAGATCTTCCTGTTAGATATCCAGAAGTCTTAGCTGCCGGGCAACATATGTCATATAACTCATATGGCGAATGTAATATTAACATAAAAAGACTAGTCGAGCTATACTCATTATTCTATAATAATTGGGCCGCAGTGGCAGACCAAGTCTTTGTATATGAAGAGCTTTTGGATAACGATGATATGCAGATGTTGGTCGGGGAATCTCTAGGTCTAGTAAGAAAGGATCAGCCATGGGAAGAACCACCGCTCGGTGTATTCATGCAAGAAGCCTTCACTAAAGACATGTATCCATACTATAAAGCGCAGCTCCCTGAAAGATTAGAAGATAATCATATTCAGCTTATTAGTAGAATTATGCCGGAAGATTTTTGGGTAACTACGAGGCACAATAAACTATAAATACCTTCATGAAGGAGCGAAGGTATGATAGATCCAATCACTGCGGTTGGGATGGCTACCGCTGCTTATAATGGAATTAAAAGTGCTATAGCCACCGGAAAAGAAATATCAGAAATGGGGTCCACCTTAAATCAATGGGCTTCGTCAATAGCAGACCTAGACTTTGCGCATAAGCAGGCCGAGAATCCACCATTTTTTAAGAAGATGTTTGGTGCTAGTGAAATAGAGCAAAATGCTTTGGAAGTATGGGCCCAGAAGAAAAAAGCGCAGGATATGCGTAATGAGTTAAGGAGCTATATTAGTTTATACTATGGACCATCTGCTTGGGACGAGATAGTTCGTATTGAAGCTCAGATGCGAAAAGACCGCAAACGGGCTATATATGAGGCCGAAGAGAGGAAGCAAATGATATTAGAATGGATTGTTGGAATAATAGCAGCAGGCGTTGCATCTCTTATAATCGGATTCATAATATGGTACATTGGTGGTACACAGGGGAAATGGTAAATGTGGATATTACTATGGCTTAAGCTTACAGCTGCTCAGGGGATTGATCATTTTCACTTAGGCACTTTCTATAGAGAATTAGACTGTAATAAAGCCCGGAGCGAGGCTAAAGTTTTACTAACAGATAATAACCAAGCTATGGAGTGTATTTTTATCCCAAAGGATGAGGGTCAATATTAATAGCTATAAATAGTTCGACTTGCAATAATAACATGAGGAGAAACCCATGAGCCAGCAGAATGAGTATGACGTAACGGTTGTTAAAGTAGTTGACGGCGACACGGTAGATGTAGATATTGATCTAGGATTTAAAATCCAGCTAAAGGATGAAAGAGTGCGTATTATGGGTATTGATACACCAGAAAGTCGCACATCTGATAAAGTAGAAAAGCTATTCGGTCTTGCTGCAAAGGAAAGACTTTATTCTTTGCTAGAAAAAGATGCGAAGCTTATTACCACCGAAGATAAGTCCGGCGAAGATATGAAGGGTAAGTTTGGTCGTATCCTCGGGGATTTCCGTGCTGCCGATGGTAGATTAGTTACAGAAATTATGATTGAAGAAGGACATTGCGTTCCTTACTTTGGTGGAAGTAAAGAAGATACCCAAGAAGCTCACATGAAAAACCGCGAAAGACTTCTGCAGGAAGGTGTCGTAGCCCAAGAAGACTACGACAAAGCTGTTCAGCAAATGAAGGGTTAACCTTCTTTCTTACCTTTAGAGTAAGCTTGAGCACCGAAGAACGCAGCAACCAAACCGGCGATAGCTACGAAATAAGTTGGGGCTATATCACTAATTAGTCCCGCTGCTTGATCTAAACCAAGAAGGGAAGTAATCAGTATGGTCGCAGGGTATAGGAGCATTCCCCATAGTGCAAACCAAGCCATTGCTCTAATCTGGTCTTCCTTTTTATCTTCATTTTCTTGCATTTTCTTTTTGTGTTCAAACTCAGCAATCTCTTTCGCGCGGGCCATTTCCTCATCGGTAATTACCCCATCACCATCTGCATCGAGATGTGCAAATATTGAATCTGGCTCGAGTGTCTTTGCAGCCATATTTTCCTCCATTCCATTATGCTATTATATTTATGAAAAACCAGGAGTAAACCATGACCTATGAAAAACAGGAGCGATACCATGAGTGGATTAAAAGACAGCTTAAAGAAGAACGTGAGCGAGATGCACTGGGGCGACATAGATCGGATAATATGGAGCTGGGTACAGGATTGGGACGGGAAGAAGAAGTCTCGAGAGAAGCTTGAAAAGGATGTAGCCAAGTTTTTCAAGTGGAATGATAAACAAGCAAAAGTTGCCTGTGAAAGGCATTTTAGGGTTTACAACGAGCGAAAAATAAAATAGAATAGTTTCTATAGGAGATTATTATGAATATTTTTATACTTGACGAAGATCCAGTACGTGCAGCACAACTACAGTGTGACAAGCACATTGTCAAAATGCCACTAGAATCTGCACAGATGCTTTCTACTGTTCACCGTATGTTGGATGGTACAGAAACCCGTAGACCGTCTAAGTCTGGCAAGACTATGGTCAAATACTGGGAACTAGATGAACCACGTGAATCCATCCTATACAAAGCAGTACACTATACACACCCCTGCACTGTTTGGTCTATGGAATCAGTTGCTAACTACAACTGGCACTACGAACACTTTGTGGCTTTGCACGACGAATTTGTATATCGTTATGGCAAGACACACGGTTCATTCGATGCTCTTGGCGAGATCCTAAAGACACCGCCAAACAATATCCCACAAGGACCGCTTACACCGTTCAAGCTTGCAATGGGTGCTGCACCAGAATGTATTAATCCATCAGATCCAGTTGGATCTTATCGTGCCTTTTATCAAACCAAACAATCACGATTCTCGATGGATTGGAAAGGCCGTTCTATTCCAGAATGGTTTAATGTTATGAAGGAAGAAGTTTATGCCTAATTGGTGTTTTAATAATTTGGATATTTCGCACAGTGATCCAGCTGTTGCAAATGAACTGAAGCTTCGGCTAGAAAGCTTAGAGCAAGATAGCTGGGGTGGACCGATTGGATTCCTAAAGGGACTAGATCCTAGTTGGGAATATAGAGAAGCATGTGACATTTGGTGGGAGCCAACCGATGATGGTATCTCAGTGTCATTCTCTAGTGCATGGGAACCACCCATTGAACTATATGAGGTCCTATACGAACAAGGTTGGGATGTGACTGGATCTTATTATGAGGGTGGACTAGATTTCGCCGGTATATATGAGGACGGCGAAAATAAACGACTGGATGATCTATCTGAATACGATGAAGATTATTTTGTCGAAGATGATCTGGCCAAACGACTCGAAGAAGAATGGGGAATATTAGGAGATCGTGAGGAGATCGATTACGTAGATGTTGAATAACAATAAGGAGGAACAGCAAATGGAAAAAGATAAATCCAGAGCAGACCGTATGTTAAGATCCACAGCCGCAAGGGTACGCCGTAGAGCAAGAAAGAATATGATCGAGAAACGTACACTTAACCTCTTTTCTAAACTCCGACGAATGAGAAAAAAGAAATCAGCATGATTACAATCGAATACGATATGGATGAGACCCTCATCACAATAATGGACGACACTGGAGAGCTGGAGGATGTTTCGGCTCTTCTATATGACGACTATTGCCACATTCGTCAATGGAACGAAAAGCGGCAGCGGTTCGAAGTAGTTACGTTTAAACCGGAAATGTACTATAAGCTTATGAAAGCTTTTAACCTACCGGAAGGCGTATACCTTCTAGAAAAAAATTCAAAATAAATGAAAAAAATCACCCTAGGGGGGTTTACATTCCTGAAAATAGCACTTATATTAGTACTATCAAAAGGAGATAATTATGAAAAAGTTCAACGTATATCAACTACAAGGTTCAGACTTCCGTAATGAGCGTTTTGATCTAGGTTTCGGTAAAGACCCTAAAACTTTAGCAGAAAAACTTTTCAACGACTGGTCATATACATTAGTTTCTGAAATCACAGCACCTGATCTTAACGGTGTATTTCAAGTTGGTAACATTGGACCAGAATCATACATCCGCCGTATTGCAGACCGTATGGCTTCAGTATCCGTTGGCGACATTATCGAAGATACTGATACACAAGAAAAATATCTTGTAGCAAATTTCGGTTTCACTAAATTGTTCGAAGAGGAACTAGTATGAAGCATAAAGACTTCACCTATCGTAAACTGGAAAGAAAAGGTAAAACGCTCTGGGGGATTTATGTAGCCCGGACCGAACTACAAACTATTTGTAGGACCGAAGAAGAGGCCAAGATCCAGACCGAATTATTTAACAAAGATCCATACTGGTTTGAACGCCAGGACTGGAAAAGATATATTGAAAAGAGACGATAAACAATGTTAGAATTACATCCACTATTTCCCCAAGCATTTGGGTATGCATCAGCTCCTGAGTTAATCACCTCAGAGCTTGTAGAAGCAGCTAAGAGCATGGAGCGAAGCCCAAATAGCCATAATGAGGTAAGTACAGAAAATAGAATTTTTGCCAATTCATTATTATATCTAAGTTCTCGTCAAGCGGGATTGTTAGATTTTATTCTACCGAAGCTTGAGGAGTATTATGAACAAGCCTTAGGCGCGAAGGTTGGGTCAAGCTTAAATCCCCAAATCACCCAGAGTTGGTTGACATACAGTCATAAGGGGGAAAAGATGCATGGTCATAGGCATCCCAATAGCCTAGTCAGCGGGGTATTTTATATTAACGCCGTTGAAGGGGTAGATAACATCATCTTTACTAAAGATCAGCCTTATCAACACCTTGATTGGTATCCAGAGCCTACTAGCCAGTACTCTGGCACTGAATATATCGTCCCAGTAAAATCAGGGGATCTTCTTCTGTTTAAATCTGATGTTCATCACCACTTTAACGAAGTGCAGCACAACGAAGAAAGAATTAGTCTAGCATTTAATTCCTGGTTACATGGCACACTTGGTGATGAAGCTGGGCTAACTCAACTAAAAATATCTGTTCAATAAAGGAAGAAATATGTTTAAATCAGGTACAGTAGTTACTGCCGTTACACCAGTTGGTGAATTTGTAGGTAAGTTTGTAGAATTCAATAACGGAATTCTTACATTAGATAAGCCTAAAGGTGTTGGACAAACACCTGAAGGGATTGGATTAATGGATGGTGTATGCGTATCCGGTAAGCCACGCCCCGAACAAGTTCAGTTCATGAACGTAGTGCTTATCACAGATACTAATACAGAGATCGCTAATGGCTATCTACAGTCCATCGGAGGCATCCTCAAGCCAACATCGATGGGTGATATTGATATGTCTAAATTGAAATTATCTTGAAAAAAGTGAAAAAAGTTTGGGGGGAGGGGGTTTACATTTCGGATGTAAACCCTTATATTAGTAATATCAAAGGAGATATACCATTATGAAAACTGCTACTACATATGATGAACGCATTGCTCTAATCAAAGAGATTGCTGAACGCAAAAAGAAAATGGCTAAACTTCGCAAGAAGTCTTCTCGTGTACTAAAGTCCGTCCAACCTAAAAAGAAAGAGATCGAGATTCCTAAAGAGTCAAACATCTATCAGTGGACCGATGCTTCCAAGTACGCTAAACAATATTATGGAGAAACGTTCTATGAAACAACAAGATATGACAATGACTGGGATTAAGGCACTGGGTGCTGTAATCCTTATTGTATTGATTGGTTGGTACACTGTTCACGTGTGGTCTGACTGTCTCGATGAAAACTCTGTTCTTACTTGTATGAGGATGTTGAGCAAATGACCGATGTCAATCAATTAGAAATGAAACTGCACAAGCTTACCGATCGGATTAGTAAGCTTGAATCAGAAGTGAAGGAACTAAAGAATGAGTATTCCACACGTAAGGAGAACGTTCATGGAAAAGCTAACGCGTGAATATATGGTTGGTCAATTACAAGAGAATGTCTGTCGGGTCATTTTCAAAAAGACTAATGGTGAAGAACGTGACATGGTGTGCACACTAATGTCAGATAAGGTACCAACAACAAAGTCCACTAAGGAGTCTAAGCCTAACCCAGACATTGTTGCTGCATGGGATGTTAATAAAGAAGGTTGGCGCTCTTATCGCGTCGAGAATGTTATCTCTTTTACTTGCGCATAAATAGTACAATAATAGGAGATACATATGTTCGGATTTTCGCCTGAGGTTACATCGTGGATCTTATTCGCTTTAGCAAGTGGATGTGCTTTTATGATTGGTAAACTATTCTCTGAAAGAGAAGTAGAGCTTACTGTTGATACTACTATCAAATATCTAATGCACAATAATATGATTCGGTGGCGCACAGATGAAAATGGAGAGATTGAAATACTAACTCTAGATGAGTAATATATTATGGCAACTTCAAGAACTATTAAACGGCGTCAAGCCGCCAAAGAAATGCTTGGCATCGAAACCAAACCGGTTAAGCCCAAGCGTAAACGCAAACCCTTAACGGAAGAGCAAAAACAAGTTCTAAGAGAAAGAATGGAAAAAGCTCGAAAGGCTCGTGGGCCGTCGAAGAACCTATCCTTACATGAATCGATCCGGGATCTACCGGACGATCATGCTCTTAGTCCTAAGAAGGTTAAGGCTTGGTTAAAAGAACAGAAAGAACTATTAGCTGGTCTAGGTAAGCAAGCTGGTCAGGATAAAGATCCTAAGATCCGTAAACTATATTGGGATACGGAAACTTATATCTTTAACCTAAACAAATACCTTCAGGATGGTGTTTGGTTGGACAATCGATATGGTAGTGCCAGACAGAATACTATCAAAATGAACTGCGTCAAAATGGCGTACAATAAGGATGGTACACCTAAAAGAACTATTGGCGTGTTCTATCCTGACCTTGGTACAATCTACACACAAGAAATGGAACTAGATAAATATGCAGACGGATCCCGAGAGAAAGTTTCTAACAAAAAGCGAGTTCGGAAAACTAATCGAGCAAACCGTAAAAGATCATAAGTCTTCGTATATGGATGCAGTCATCCATCTCTGCGAAGAGAATGATGTTGAGTTAGAGGATATACGTAAATTTATATCCCCTATCATCAAAAACAAGATAGAGGCTGAAGCGATGAAATTAAATTTTTTACCGCGACAAAACAGTTTACCTATCTAAAAATATATGGTACAATACTACAGTTATACTTCAGTCATACAAGGAAAATACAATGTCACTAGAAGCACTAAAACGCAACCGCACAGATTTCAACCAACTTGTCCAAGCTGCTCAGTCAGTTGGCGGTGGTGATACCCAAAACCAATCATACAAAGATGAACGTGAATGGAAGCCAACAGTCGATAAAGCTGGTAATGGATATGCTATCCTACGCTTCTTGCCAGCGGCAGAAGGTCAAGATATTCCATGGGTACGTTACTGGGACCACGGGTTCAAAGGACCAACAGGTCAATGGTACATCGAGAAATCTCTTACATCAATTGGTCAGAATGATCCAGTCGGCGAACTAAACTCTCGCCTATGGAATTCTGGTATCGATGAAGATAAAGAGACTGCGCGGAAGCAAAAGCGTCGGTTACACTATGTAACCAATGTGTATATCGTATCCGATCCTTCTAACCCACAGAATGAAGGTAAGGTTATGATTTATAAGTTTGGTAAAAAGATCTTTGATAAGATTATGGATCTTATGCAGCCCCAATTCCCAGATGAAAAGCCAGTCAACCCATTTGACTTCTGGGACGGTGCCGACTTCGTTATGAAGATTCGTAATGTCGAAGGTTATCGTAACTACGACAAATCAGAGTTTAAATCACAGTCAGCTTTGTTAGATGGCGATGATGCTAAGCTCGAAGGCATCTATGGTCAACTACACGATATTAGTGAGTTCATCGATCCTAAAAACTACAAGTCTTATGATGAGCTAAAGGCTAAGATGTATCAGGTACTAGGTGAACAAGCACCACGTACTGTAAAGCAAACCGTAGCCCTGGACGATGAAATCCCGGACTTCGACTCTCGTCAACAAGCTGCACCCCAGCCAGCGGCTGCACCCGCACCGCGTACAGCTGAAGCAGTTGAGGAAGACGATACAATGAGTTATTTCGCTAAACTAGCAGCGGAAGACTAAGGCGCACGGGGAAAGCCTGACAATCTCGTCGAAAGTACCCAAAAAAATCCACCCTCGAGTCTGCAGCTCAGGGAATGGTGAGTGACCATCAGCTCGCAATGATGCACGGTCTTCCGGTGTACAGTGAAGATAGGGAGGGGAACACCTAGGAAGGTTCTCCTCCTGATTTATTTCTGGAGATGAATATATGAAAAATAAATTGTTATTAAATTATCTACATAATGGCATGGCAAACGTTATAGGTTTCTGTCGAGAAAGCGACTTTATTATGGCTGACCATTTAAATAATGATTTTATGAGTGGTGGTGTTTTAGAGATTGGTGTTCACCACGGTCAATTTTTCATCGGGTTAAATTGTTTGACTGAACACAATGATCAATCCACTGCTGTTGATGTTTTCGATTATCAGCATTTGAATATTGATAATAGCGGTGAAGGTGATTTAGATGCCTTTAATAAAAACCTTTTAACGTATGATAAACACATGGGTAAAAACGTTTCTATTATAAAAGCAGATAGTGTCATGCTTAATGAAAGCGATTTTAGCCACAAATACAAATTCATTAGTGTAGATGGTGGGCACACCGTAGAGCATGTAATAAACGACCTAAAACTTGCATCTAGTTTAGTGTGTGATACAGGAATTGTTGTGCTTGATGATTGGTTTAACCATTGGTGGCCAAGCGTTACTGAAGGCTTAGTTAAATATTTACAAACATCTCCGACACTAATTCCTTTTGCAACAACAGAAAATAAAATGTGGTTATGTAAAATTAGCCATAAACATTTTTACTCTGACCTTGCAAACAGTGCACCTTTTGATAAATGCCCTGTAAAATTCTATGGGCATGATATAGTGGATTTATATTAGTGAATTTATTTCACGCCCAGTGTTCCTAATGTAGGGAATCCCATCCCAGCTATACCCTGTTCAATCTTGCTATGGTTAATATCAATGGTAGGCTGAAACGGTAAAATCATTGATTGTCCAGAAGAATTACTACCAGACGCCCCAGAACTTAAAGTACTTGCCGCTTCATTTAATGCAATAGCTGCTTGAGTTTGTAGGATAGCCGCATCCATTGCGGCTTGTATCGCTGGGTCATCCGATTTGGCCAAACCTAATTCATAGAAAAGATCCCCCTGGGCTTTACCCCTTTCTATTTGGTCTTTTAGGTTTTGCTGATTTATCTCTTGCGCTGTAGCGGTTCCGCTAAGGATTTTAACCCCATCAATTACACTTTGCACAGCCTCTTCAGAGAATCCGCCCAGAGTTTCTACAGTTCCTCTTACCACTGGATTTAGTGTTACTTCACCACCTTCTTTGCTTACCCTTTTATACCAATCGGTTTCTCTTACTTTCTCTCCCATTGTCAGCCCGATATTAGTTTGGCTACCTTGACCTCCCCCAGCCATCCAAAGTGCTGTTCCGAAATCAAAGAGTTCCCCTACTGCTGTCGCGCCTGTTGCAGCTATTTCTGCCATAGCCTTACCGCCCGTAGCTGTGTTGTCGTTGAAGACACTTGGAGCCCCAAACGTATTTCTTTGGTATTGATTTGCAAAATCAACAGCGTCTAGTAATCCAAACCCAATTGCTAATTTAGTGCCAGTTTTTATATTGGGATCTGCTGCCTTTACTTTAGGTTGCTCAGGCGCACTTGTATCAACAGTGAATGCTTCTGCTTCAGGTGCTGACAGCAATGGTATAGGATTACCCTTTGCATCAAAGCCAGCTGCAGATAATCTACGGACTGCTTCATCGGGCGAGATAAATCCCCTACCCTTTTCAATATATTTTACAGTCTTACCATCGTCTATAACTTTTATATTTCTAATGTCCTGAACAGCCGTTGCTAATTCGGGTTTGGGCGGAGATGCTGTTTCAAAGCTGACCCCACCAAGATCTACTGATGCTGCTTGCGGTTTTGCCGGGGGTGCTGATATAGTTGGAGCCGTGGTCTGAGGAGTGGATACTTCGAAAGTATCACTTGAGATATCACTTTGTAAAGCTGTGGCTTCAGTAGAAAGAATACTTGCATCCACATCACCTCTTATTTCTGCCGCTGCTTGAAGTTGTTTATTTAATTCTAATAACCGAGCTTCATTTCTACTTTGTGCATATCTATTATACTCAGCAGCAACATCCATTGTCTTCTGACCGAGTTTCTCACCGGCCTTTTTAAAAGGTTTGCCAGTTGCAAGATTAAATGCCTTAACAGCCATTTTGCCGGCATATACACCTAGAAGTAGTTTAGCCCATGGGGGAAGATTATTAAGGAATCCGAGTGGATTCATTCCGCCGGATGGTTTCCCGGCACCAGCCCGTCCTGCCCCCGCTGCACCAGCAGCTCCTAGCATTGCAAAGAGTTTCTTTCTTTCTCTTCGATCTTCCTCGGCATCTAACTTACCACGCTGTTGTGCTAGAAACCATTTTTCAAAGTTTCTATTCAGCTGGTCAGTATCTTCTTCGATCCTGCCTAAGGTTTTATTAACTGCTTCTAACGACGACATTGTGTATCCTTATCTAGTAAAAGCTCTTTTCTGTCTTTCTTCTCTTTGCTTCTTTATCTGATCGAGAAGCATTTGAAGGTATATCTCTCTTTCCCATGGCAACATATTCTCTAAGTCTGAAAGTGAATAATTGTAATTCTGTAGCAGCTGGAAATTCACTTGATAAAAATTCACTAGCGTATCATGAGAAAGAGCTATTAAAAAAAATCGTATAATCCTTGTAGCGTATATTTATTTTTCTGATCACACCCTTCACACTCATACTCTACATCTTGTTTTAATCTAGGCAAACGATTTACAAATTCTATAAGTTTATTATATTGGTTAGTTGTCAAGTTATCCATAAATTTGGCAATCTCTTCCACAGGTTCATCTTTGAATCTAATCAGTTCATCTGGCGTATGTAGTTTATCTAAGCTCTGCATAATAGTTTGGTATAATAGCTCACTAACAGAATCATCCTGGGTTACACCGTTACCATTCAAAACATCAATATAGGTTGGAAACTTTAGTTCCAGTTTATAGTCTTCCGATATCTCAATCATACGATCGGGAAACTTGGATTGATCAACGTGTATCTTATCTACGATGACCTCTACACCATTTTGTTGTCCGCAACCCGGACAGGTCAAAACAACATTACTAGTTTCACCTACTGATTTGGATCTAATCTGTAAAAACAAATACTCGACGTCAAATGTAGTCAAAGCGTTTCTATCTAGATTATCCTCAACACAATTAATAACAATGTCTAATAATGCTTTAGCAATGTTAGCCGTTTCACCTGATTCGAATGCTATGAGAAGTGTTTTTTGTTCTCCTACGTTGTATGGTCTATATCTTACTGTTTTGTTTGTTGATGGAATAGTAATATCATACCAAGGGAAAGTATTAATCTGGGGTAATGCCATTCAATTCATCCTT